GCATTCACCATTACTCTTCCTGCTTCTCCAAGTGCAGGTGATGAAGTTTCATTTATTGACCAAGGATATGATTTTAATACAAATGCATTGACTGTTGGAAGAAACGGATCTAATATAGCAAACAGTGCAGCTGACCTAGTTGTTAATACACAAGGTGCTGGTTTCAGTTTAGTATATTCTGGAGACGCTACAACAGGTTGGACTTATAGGGAGAAATAGAATATGGCAAATTACGAAGCAACTAAATACGATTTTGATGGAGCTAACCTTACAGGTATTGAAGGTATTCCAACAGCAACAATTGTGCCGTGGTCAGATTCTTCTGTACCATCTGGTTTCTTAGAATGTAATGGTGCTGCAGTTTCAAGATCAACGTATGCAACTTTATTTGGAATTATTGGTACAACTTATGGATCAGGTGATGGTTCAACAACTTTCAATGTACCAGACTTACAAGATAACGTAGCAGTTGGAAAATCAGGAACTAAAAATTTAGGATCAACTGGTGGAGCAAATACTGTAACTTCAACTGGAAACGTTGGTGGTTCAACAGCGAACGCAACTTTATCAACAACACAACTTGCATCTCACAGCCACTGTACTAGATCTCAACAAAACCCTGCAAACCCACCAGATAGAGTTAAAGATACTGACACATGTTTAGCGGGTCCTTCATTTCAAACTTTTGGTGTAAGAAACGTAGGTATGAATAATACGGGAGATGGTGGTGGACATGCTCATAACATGAGTGCAACTTTTAGTGGTGATTCGACTTCTGTTGTTCAACCATATTTAACAGTAATTTATATTATAAAAACTTAGGAGAAAAAATGGCAAGTTTAGGAAATTGGACAGTGATATTTGAAGACAAATTAATTATCAAACAAAAAGGTGATGATGCAGGTCAATATAAAATTGATGACGATAATTTTTGGGGACAATCAAAATTTTCAAATATTTGGGCAATTCATTATGGAACTTCAGTTACTTCAGATGAAGTAGAATATAGAGATGAAACTGCACATTCATCTTTTCCAGATGCAAATGTAGGAAATTTTCAAGATTTTATTGATAAATGGGATGCAGCTCACTTAGCTTTTTTACAATATGCTTGGGACAATAACAATGCCGAAGGTGAAACTGAATCTGAAAAGATTACTAGATTAGGCGCAAGACCTACTTCTTATTCTTCTTAAATTAATTTTTTATTTATTTGATCATAAGCATGATCTTTTCTTGGTCCGTTTTGGTTTACATAATGTAAAAATACTTGAGCCATTCCTTCACCTTGATAAATACCTGGTCTTAAATGTTCTTGATCACATCCTGCATATAAAACTCCATCCCCTTCTTCTAATTCAAAAGAAGTTCCTTCAATTATAATAGGCCAATTATCATATTTTTTTATACATGCTGTAACTGATATTTCACAAGCGGGTCTGTCTTTATGTTTAGGCAATTTACCTCCAAAAATATAGTATCTCCAATAAGAGTAAGTTGGAAACAATTTTAATTTAGATTCTTTTTCAACTTTAGATAATTTTATATCTAATAAACAATTCATTAAAGAGTCATTATACCATGCAGGTGAAAAGTTCTCTTTTTCAATCTTATATTTATTTTCATTTAACTTAGTATAGCAATATTTATCTAACAAGATTAATTCATCTTTTGAAAAAAAATTTTTAATTAATTTATAATTTACTGCAACCATGCTACTATACTATACCTTGTGCCTTTTGTAACAGGTTGAATACTATGTGGATACATAAAATTACTTGGAAAAAATACAATAGATCCTTTCCCTAATTTTAGTCTTTTTATTTCTTTTCGTTTTTGGTCTGTAAAAATTAAATCACCCCCATCATAACTATCATTTAAATTCATAATTATACTTAAATGTCTATTTGCTGCATTGCTATACTGATCAATGTGAATTTCATATTTACCTCCTTCGGTATATTTTAGTAAATCTATTTGACTTACCTTATTACTTTTCATGATTGGAAATTTAATTTTATAAAATATATATAGTCTTTCGATTTCTTTTTTTATATAATTCCAATAAACAATATTGGTTGGAGTATTAAAATTTAATTGATAACCTTTTACATTTCTAATATTTTTTTCTAAAACATTAAGACCTTTAGAATTACCGACAAACATATTAGTTTTGGCTTTTTTATTTATTAAAGGTATTATTTTTTTTATAAATTCAGGATCTATTATATTTTTTATTTCAACAATTGTTTCTGTATGATCCATTATCTAAGCATCATCCATGAGGTTAAAATATATTTTTCTCCAGATAGAGGTGGATTACCTCTATGAACATATGGAAAACCTGCAGGCCATATTACTATTCTACCTGTTTTAGGTTTTGTTCTTTTTGAAAAATTTAAGAACTCTGTTTCACCACCTTCTTCAACATCATTTAAATAAATAGAAAAAACAAAAGCTCGAGGTTCATTATCAAAACCTTTATTATGTTCTATGTGCCAAATATGATATCCTTCTTTAGGTAAGGTTTTTTGAATTTTTAAATTAGTGTAGAAAAATTTTTCTTGTCCATAAGCATCTTGTGCTCCTGTATTTTTAATGTAATGATTCCAAGCTAAATCAAAATTTAATATCATTGGTTTTAAAGATTCCCACCATACATTAATATTACGTGGTGCAGCAAAAAATTGTTGATCTTGTTTTTGTAAAATAGAAGTATTTTCTGATCCCAATCTATTCACTGTTTCACTGAATTTATTTTGATCTTCATATAATTTAATAGCCTTATTACATTCTTCTTTAGTAATGTAGTTATCATATACTCCAATAAAATTATCTATATTAACTGTTTTTTCTTTCATTTTTCTCCTACTAAATGATTAACAATTGTTTTAGTTGTCCAAGTTATTCTAACTCCTTTATTAGGAGCTAAACCTCTATGTATTTTTTTAGCATCAAAACAAATTAATTTATTTTCTTCAAACAAAACAGAAGCTTCATTTTGAATTTCAAAATTTCCATTACCTGTTACCATATATAAACAAGTAATTTCTCCGTCATCGGTATGCCACGCGCCATTCATATTTACATGTTGAACATTTAAATACGTTCTTAAAAAATTTAGTTTTTTATTTATTATTTTTTCTATTTTTACATGCAAGAATGAATTCATTAAATCTTCTTGTTTTAATTCAGAAATATAAAAATAACTATTTAAATCAGTTTTTGGACTAGTTCTTTGATTAAAATAATGAGGTGTATTATGCAAGTATTTAAATTTTAAAAATTCATGTAAATCTTTTTCTAACCAATTTTCTACAATAATCATTTTTCTACTTTAATTTTTTATTATAATCAAATCTCTTATCATCTTGTAATATGTTAAAAATTAAACTGTATCTATTATCTTGTTCCTCATGTTTATCAAAACCATGTGATATTAAAGGAGGAAATATATAATAATCCCCTGGTTCAGGAGTTATTTTTAAATTTAATTCTGGTAAAATTAAATCACAACCTTTAGTTAAATACAGTATACCGTGAAAACAAGGATGTGTATGAAAATTTAATGAGTCTCCTTTTTTAATTTCATTAGCCCAAGCATTTTGAACAAAATTTTTTTCAAAAAAATGTTTAAAAATTTCTGGATGACTAAGTTGATTTTTATTTATCACATAATTAAAAAAATCATTAAAAGATTTTTTATCTAAAAAATAATTCCAATCAGTCATACCTCCTTTTACATTTGTGTAATTTTCATTTTCTTTTTTTAAGTTATTTTTTATTTCTATAATAAAATTATGAATTTTATCTGGATATGGATAATAACCAAATATTATATCAACAGTTCTTAAATAAGAAATTGTTAAAGTATTTTTAGATTCATCTAATTTATCATGTTTATTTATAAAACTAATCATTTAATAATTGTGATTTTTCTTTTTGTGTTTTATCTAAAGTTTTATCATTTTTTTCTAATTTTTTTATTGTAATAGAATTAGGTTTCCACTCTTCTTTATTAACTACATCTCCCCCTCTTTCAGGTTTTGTTTGAAATATTACAATATAACTACCATCATAAGGTTTTAATTTTTCTTTCCACCAATTTGAATCTTTAATAGTATAGTGTGCGTTTTTTCCATTAGTTAAAATTTGTTTAGCTGGATAACAAGTGATAGTTAAAAATACTCTATTACCATAACTAAAAATATCTTTTAATACTTCATCAACTTTATCTTCCTGAATATGTTCCATAACATCAATACATAATACTAAATCATATTGACCTGTTGGTTTATTTGAAAATTGTGTAACTGCAGGATCATATGGAGTTATTTTTATACCCATAGGTGAACCTGGAACTTTTCTATTATTGAATAATATAGAATGAAATTTTGCTTTACCACAACCATAATCTAAAATAATTTTAACATTATTTTCTTTTATTAAATTAAAAATTTGATGCTTATATTCTGCTAATGCTTCACCAATCCAATTGTCTTGGTTTACAGCATGAAATTTAGTTGCTTCTATTAATGATTCATAACTCATCTAATATTTCCTCCATTTTTTCTAAAATAAGTTTTGGTTCTATTTCACAAGAGTCTGGGTAATTTGAATATAAATTAACATTTTTTTCATAACCAAACATTTTCGATGAGGTAGAACCCCATAAACATAATCCTTTTTTATTAAAATGTCTATTAGAACACATATGCATTAAAGAACTATCTATAGATAAAAAAGTTAAACAATACTTTGCATATACCATAAAAGATTCATAAGTTTCATTAGGCATATTTATACACCCTAATATTTTTGGTTGATCGGGATTACGCATATTTAGTATATTTAAAAAAGGATATTTTTTTCTTAAAAAATTTACAACTTCTTGTCCATAAGTATAATCTCTACCTGAATTAAAATCTGCTCCATAAAATTGAACTATTATAAATTTATTTAATTGTAAAACATCTTTTTTTAATTGTTTTTCTAAATTTTCATCAATATACAAATCAGGTTCTTTTTTATAATTTTTAACACCGTATAATTCTGCAAAAGAATCTATTAAATGTTTATCTCCTTTTAAAAAATCAGTACAATAAGGATCTGCTGAAAAAATTTTACTATATTTTTTGTAATAATATTGTGCATTTTCAGAAAGAAAAAAATTGTGATATAAAATTTGTTTAGCTATTTTCGGATGATTTTGAAATACAGAAGGATAACCACTGCTTATACAAATTTTATTTTTTGTTTTTTCAAAAAGTCCTTCAATAATTGAAGTAAATGCAATTTGTCTACCTAAACCTCCATTTACAAAATATAAATTTGGCTTTATCATATGTAATTTTTCTCTTTATATTCTTTGTAATGCTTATAACACAATTCACTAAAATTAGTCAATTGCAGAACTTCTTTATAAGTATTGACTTTGTAAGCTTCAATACCATCATAACCCATTTCTTTTGCTACTTTAAATCTGTAATGGCCACAATGTATTTCATCATCTTTAAATACAGCGGGAAATAACAATCCATCTTCTTTCATATATTTACGAACAGTCTCTAAATGCTCTTGATCCCACTCCATTTTATCTTGTAATGAGTCAAAATCTATGTATGATAGACGTTCGGGAAACCAGATTATTCTCGCTTTCATTATATTCATAAGTATTATATAGTAGGTTATAT